TAGTAACCGTAATCCCAGTTCCAGCAGTAATAGTTCTGTTTGTTACGGTCAAAGCTCCTGTACGAGCAACTATGCCGTTACCAGAAGTGTCAGGTAAAGCCACATCCTTAACAAACGCAGTCGTAGCAAACTTAGTGCTATCGTCAGATGTACTAGGCGTAGTGCCTGTAGCAGTACCTGTAACGATTAAATTACCGCCTACGGTAAAGTTATCCCCATCAGTACCTGACTGCATATCCTTTAACTGAGCCATAAGCTCTCGGATAGCGTTATTAATACCAGATGGCGCACATCCTTCAGCAATGTTAATGCCGCCGATGTCGGTATTATTAGACGCTGTTGCGCTGTATTCGCTAACTTTGTTCTTTGGCATGATTATTCCTTACTCGACCAATCCCAGAAGCCCCGGAATAGAAAACGGAGCAGCAGTTCTAGCTCTCTGTACAGCCTCAGTAAAACCAGCAGGACGAGGAGCAAACATCATTCTTTCACCTAGACGATAGTAAGGTGCAGTCATTAGTGCAGTCAGACTACCAGCAAGCGGATCAACAAAGCCAACACCACCCGTTAGTGCAGCACCAGTCATCCCACGAGCAGCAGTTCCGCTATCAGGAACCTTCTGGCCTAGAATTGACATTGCTTGACCTGACAAGTCTTGCATAGGCGCAGCACCTCTAGCAAATGCACCCTTACGCTTAGACACATCAGTTTGACGTACAGCAGATTCTAGTTGAGCAGGTGTAAATACACCTTCACCGCCACGAGTCTTAGCCATAGCTGTCTGCACACGGACAAAATCACGATAGGCAGAGTCAACTTTCTTTAGATCACTAGCGTACTTAGGATTCTGATTCCGTAAGGTATTCATATAGAAACCCTCTAACTCTTTGAAGGCTTCACCTAATAGTTTCGTTGATCCAGTACCAGCACTATACGTTCCAGCCAATTTAGCTAAGTCTTGCTTAACAGCCTGAGCCTTCTGACCTGATACAACGCCTGAAGCTCTAAAGTCAGCCTCCAAGCCATTTACATAGGTTTGGAACTGCTGTTTATCAGCCTCAGATAGATTGCCTTTTGCATAACGATTCTTAATGGCATCAAATCCAGACTGGACTTTAGGAGTGAACTTCACCGCTAAGTCTGGGACAACATCGTTATATTTGTCGCTAATGGACTTTTCTACAAATAGGTAAGCATCTCGACCAGTCAAGCCTTGTGGAACCTTTAGCTTAGGATCAAGATTGCTCAGAACCTTGTTGTATGAGGCAAGGTTAAACTCTGAGAATTGACGCTCTCTAGCACCACTAACAATCCCACCAACGAGAGGAATACTCTCTGCGGCTTGTTCTACTTGCTGAATACGACCACCAAAGGCTGAACCCGGAGTCAAAGATATACCTTGCTCACGCAATGCAGCAGCTTCAGGACGTACAGCAGGAGCTAGCAATCGACCACCACCGCTAAGAACCGCAGTTCCTCCACCACCTAACAATGCACCAGTTACAGTTCCACCTGCCACATCTTCAGTAGCTTTACCAGCACCAGTTAATGCACCCAATCCGCTACCAAGCAGTACATCGCCAACGATTCCAGAACCACGAGTTACTGGTTTAGCAACTACACCAGCAGGAGCAACTAAACTAGCCGCAAACTCAGTACCGCCAGCACGAACAGGCTGTTCTTGAGCAAATTGACCTTGTTGTGCGCGAAGTTGATCGCGGATTCTTTCATATTCAGCACCGCTAATGCGACCACTACGGAATGCAGCCTCTAACTCATCAGCGAACCCAAAGGTCAGCCCCTGAGCAGCAGCCCTAGCAGTTTCAGCACCAGTAGAATAAGGAACAGGAGCAACCACAGACGGGCTAGGAACTGGTTGAGTCCCCATCTGACGGTTAATTTCCTGTAAGCCAGCAGTAGATACCTTATCTAGCTTCCCAGCCTTTAGGTACTCTAGGTCTTTAGTAGAAATCTTAGACAAATCCATTATTTGCCCTTTCTACGATCTAGTTCCATCTGGATAGCGTTCGCATCAAAAGCAGGGGCAACATCACTAGATAGACTAGGAGCAGCACGACCTGCCTTTGTCATGGCTGCATCTTTAAGAAGCTGATCTAGCCGTTTAGCTTTGTCTCTAATTGTTTCTGGCTTATCACCCAATTCAGGGAATAGAGATCGTCTTGTGCTTTCTAACTGCTCTCTTGTATAGGCTGCGCCAGTTGCCATAGTCAAAGCGGCATCCAACATATCGTACTGAGCAGCTTCTATTCGTTGACGAGCTTCTGGGTTCGCTAAATTTTTCAAATAATCTGACTTTGTTACGCCTTTAATAATTTCTGCGCGTAAAGTTGGCAATGCAGCCTCTGGGTTTTGCCCTAGAACAGATTGATATTGAGCTAAAGAATTTTTAAGTCTAGTCGCTAGGTAACCAGCAGTACGCTCAGACTCGCTAGGCATATTGATGGTTGTAGCACCAGCCCTACGTTTTTGAATATCTAAATCAAACAACTTATTTTCTAGTTGCATGAGTTCAGCAGGTTCTAACTCATCAATAGCTTTAGGAGTTCCATCAGGATTACGGAACATACTAGCTGCGACACGACGATCTTGATTCGTGTAATCAGTTTTCTTAGTGACAAACTCTACGGCACGTTTATTTAGGTCTTGCAAACCTTGTCTTAGTTCGTTACCAGTAATACCGCCAGATATGGCTAGTTGTTGCAATTTATCAACTTCACCTTTGAACTGAGGAGGAACCGAATCCTTAAGAGTTCCAAAATCAAACTCCTCAACAGCGCGTCTTGAGATTTGTTCGTCAATCGTCTTAATTTGCTGCAAATTGTTAGCAATGATGTCTCTAGCAGACTTTGAAGTAAGCGTAGACAAACGTATGTTTTGAGAAAGCAACTCTTGCTTTCTTGACATTAACGGATCAGGTCTAGCAGGAGCCGCTGTTACCGCAACCTCCGGCAAAACATTTGCTTCAGGAGCTGTTTCAGTTATTGCAGCCTCTGGTCTAGTAGGAGCAGCAGAAACCGGAGCAGGAGCAGCAGGAACAGCAGGAGCAGCACTAGGCGCACCAGTCAATGCCTGTTGCAACGGAGCCATCTCAGCAAAGTATTTGATAGCCTCAGCAGGATTAGCCCGGATGTAAGCCACCATCATCGGATCGCTAGCTACTCGTGGGTCTTGTAGCAACTGGTTAATCGCTTGTATCTGAGCCTGAGACTGTTGCAACTTCTGCACGTTAGCTATTTGGTTAATTGCAGATTCATAGGTCTGACCAGCACCTTGAAATCCAGCACCTAGAGCCGTTAGCACGTTCTGTAGCGGAGATCGAGGCGCACCCTGTGGACTCATGCCCTGAGCTAATGCCCCAACAGCACCTAGCAATCCACCTAGATTTGCTCGTCTTTCTAAAGCAGCACGATCTTTTGGGTCGGTTAATAGACCCTGATACATGGTAGGCGCACCACCAAAGATATTCGGGATGTAATCTTCAATCGCCATACGTCACCCTAACAGGTTAATTTGTGGCATACCCATAGCGTACTGTGGAGGCTGTTCCTGTGATGGATTACCTCTTATCAGACCTTGAGGAGTAGGAGCAGCCATAGGTGGAGGAAACAATACATTTCCTGCCGCCTGTAGTCCTTGACCAGCAACTAATGGGTTTTCTTTAGCGAAAGAGCCAAGACTGCTAATGTCGCTCTTTAATGCGTTCATCCCACCTGCAAAACGATCAGCCATTGCTACAGGAGCAGTCGTTGAGCCAATAAGCCCAGTAGTACCGCCTGTAGCCGCATAAGTAGGCATTGTCGCTTTAGCCATTGGAGCAGCGGCATTAAAGGCAAGACTTGGATTCAGAGCAGTACTTCCCATGCCAGCAGTACCCATCACAGCAGGATTAGCTCCAGTCATTGCTGTAGTAGCCGCAGCGTTACCAGCACCACCAAAACCACTCATAAACGAACCACCTACGCCACCTAGTACACCACCTAGTAGCGCACCCTGTAGCGGATTACGACGGTTCGTAACAGCCCCTAAAGCAGAGCCGATTAACATTGGAGCAGCAGCAGCACCCATTACTTACCCCCCTGCGGTGTACTCGTGGTAGTAGTCTCCAGAGGCGCACCATAGAATACGTTAGCAGCACGTTGCAATCTTTGTAACGGAATATCCTGAGCAGCCAATCGACCCTGAATAGCCTGTTGCTCGTAGCCTTCTCTAGCCTGACCAACCTGTAGGAGACGTTGGAGATCAGCATAGTCAGCAGCAGACATCTGTGGAGCAGCCTGAGCAGCCGCCATCTGTCTAGCTCTTTCAGCCTCAGCCGAGGAGTACGCTAGTTGACCACCTTGTTCCGCTAAAGCACGAGCAAAGATGTCCTGAGCCTTACCAGCCTGCTGACCCATTGCAGCCGAGCCATAACGACCAGCCGATGAAGCCTGAGACTGTAGATTTTGAATGTCTTGGGTATAACGCTCACCCGCTAGACGGTTAGCCTGTTCTAAAGCACCACCTAGAAATGGATTAACGCCACGACCTTGAATCGTAGCGAGTTGTTCAGCCTGACCAGCACGAAGCAGCGGAGAACCGCCTATAGCCCGTTCCTGAGCCATCTGTAGGGCTTGCTGAGTAGCCGCTGATGGAGCAACCGCCAAGGTCTCAGGCGCACTCGGCATAGCCTTGTACAGCCTCTGAGCCTCACCTAGAGAGTAGGTAATATAAGGCTTAAACTCCGGGCCTATCTCCGTCTTACTTTCTTGTCTGCCGCCACCACCGCCCATATCACACCTCGCTTATCCATTTCCGAGGCCTGAATCCGTAGGCCTTAGCTCTACGCTCCCACCCCGGTCTATGACTTGTGAAAGTTAGGTATTTGTTACCGCTTTCCCTTGCCATATTTTTGATGAATTGTAAACCTTTTTGCACCATATGATAATCATTTTCTAACGTCCAAGCACACCAAACATGGAGTTCTTCCCCTAATGGTTGCAATACAAAGAACGATTTGAAATGGTTATCCTCTAGTCCAACCCATAACCCTGACTTCTGATTCCAGCAGTCCGTGTACACATCCTCCACGATCCAACTCTCAGAACTCACCGCTTTAATCTTCTCTAATCCAGCCTTGACGCTAGGCCACCACTTCCTTAGTTGGTCAGGCTCGATATATTTGAATTCCGTCATCCGACAATAATGTATCCGTAAGTTTTGTCAGCAGTAGCGTTAGCCCAATGACTAATCGTTGCTGATCCTTGTTGTTGTGTAGAAACGTATAAGTTCGTTGTAGCCGATGGTGCAACGTAAGCCAACGTAACAATAGCAGAAGGAATCGATGGCCTATCAGGACTTGTACTTGTAGGATATTGTTCTAGCGAAACGCCAATATCCGTCGTTCTCCAGAATATCTCAACATAATCCCCTGCGTTCATCTCCAGAAAGTAGTTCATCGCGGTAATCAAGTGACTCGGATCACCCGTACTCTTTCTAGCAGGCATATGGAACCGACTATTGGAACCAGCGACGTTAGTGCCGTTCTTCTTGAACCAAATGTCAATGTCCTGACCGTCATTCGTCGTGTTCTTGTACTGGAACGAGAACTGGATGTTGTAAATCCCATAATTCCTGACGTTTAGCCTAGAACTATTAGAAACGTAAACTCCATTGGAATAATCTGTTGTGTTGAAGGTAACTGCGTACCCTGTGGTCGTGTTAGCCGCAGTCTGGTCTGTGGAGTCCTGAAACGCCCCATAGGGAGCAGAATCAGCCTCAGCAGCCGCAGATACAGGAACGAAGAAAATAAGGCTCTCAAAGCCTATACGCTCGTCATAAAGGGTCGTTGTAACTGCATTACCAGTCGCTAGGGTAATCAAGCCTGTGTTATTGGTCTTTCCGTCCATAACACCACGAACGACCTCAGCAACAGCCCTCTGATCTCCTCCAAATGGCGGTAATGTACGAAATTGCCTCATCGAGTACCCTGCTTGACTACTTCTACGTCAATTCCTACGGCTGTTTGCCAGTTATCTCCTGTCGGAGTCAGTCTTAGACGATGATATTCACCGTTAGAACGGATAGAAATACGGTTTTCAGCATCAGCAGCTACGTTAGAACCAAATTCAACCTGCTCATTGAGCAAATCTCGGCTAGAAATCGCTACAGAGCCACTTCCACCATCCACAGTTGGCCTTACTAACGTGACCGTAGACCGACCAATGGCTATATCACCCGTCGTAATGTTCGCAGTCTTAGGCTGACCAGAGAAAGCAATGATCTTAGCCCCTGAAACACCGCCAAACAATAACTGTCCACCAGCAAATACCCGGGAATCCAGCGGAATATCTAAAGCGTCTAGGTTGGAATTGTAGTTATCTACCTGCTCTAATGTCGCAGAAGGTGTTAGTACATAAGAAATAGATGTAGTCGTAGTTTCAGCATACGACCAACGATCTAAATTTATTGAATAAATTAGCAACAACTTACGAGCAAACGTACCTGAGAAACGCCAAATAACTAATTTGTTAATTGGATCAACTGTGCCACTCATTCCCGTGGAAACTTCACTAGGAATTGCGTTCTCAAAAAACCATCTATTAACCTTCTCAGCACCGATAGACTTTGTTGATTGACCATCGCAGGAGTAAAAACCGTCATCCGCTAGGAAATACGTTAATCCACCGTACTGAGCAATCGAGCCGTTAGAGATACATCCTAACGACCTTGAGATCGCATCAAACTGAAAGAAAAACGGGGAGCCTGTGTAGCTCATCCGATATATGGCACGTTCTAGGAAGATCAGACCATACTCGCCACCCGCTAAACCTGTAATGTCCCCACCGTCAGGAATAATCTGCGTATCCGACTGAGAAGCAGCACCGGGAGTCCAGTCTGTCTCATCGTTAATGTCTGACCAGTAAACTTTATTGTTATCAGTCCCGTCATTAGCCGCAACAACAAAATCCCGAACAACCGTGACAAACCTAGTCGTAGGCGCAGCAGCAGCTAGGTTAGCAAAATAAGTCGATACACCAATCTCATAGGCTTGCAACCTATCCTGACCGTTAGCCAGAATCATCTTAGACCCGTACTGCGTTACATCCCAACTCTCAACCGCTGAATAGCCTGTTGTTGTTGCTGCATCCAAACTAGCATCAGACGGATCAAACTTATAAATCTGAGTGGCTCCAGCAGCAAATAAACTTACTTGACCGCCAAATTTACCGGCAAACGTAATAAGCAGGTTCTGAGCAGCATCATCCGAGTAATTCGCTTCACTAGGAAATGGTGCATATCCGTTAGCAACCGGATAACAGTTCTTAGCATCCGTCACAGCACCAGTTACTCCGGGCTGATCTGGTAGCCATTCCCCAAAAGTTAGCTTTGTCGTAGCCATGTATCAGTTCCAGTAGGCTTTAATGTCCAAGTATTTAATCCCGGACTTGTATTTGTCCATGTATCCGAACTAGCTGTAACAGCAGTCCAGACATCATTGCTTGCAGGAATATCTGTCCAAACATTCGTTTCCGGTGTTATTGGCGACCATTCTTCACCAACAATCATACCGTCAGCAGTTACCGTTACGCTAACAGCAATGCTGGCTATTGGGAAGTGGCTAACTGTTGCACTAGCCGTTACATCAGCCGTAGCATCAATGGAAGCAACACCGACTAGCTGCCTAATACCACTTGCCGTAACCGTAGCCTCGCACGTTATAGCTGCATTGCCATAACGCATTACTGTAGGCGTAATAGCAACTGTGGCATTTGCCGTTACAGCAGCAGAACCAATAATCGTGTTATTGCCTTGTGCCGTTACTGTTGCAGAACAAGTAACAGAGCCGTTACCAAAGACTTGTCTAAAGCCACTCGCTGTAACCGTCGCAGAAGCGTTTATAGCCCCGCTGAAGTGGACAATACGGTAAGCATCAGCAGTTACCGTAGCAGCACAAGAAATAGCCCCATTAACGCTGTAATCGGCTCTAGCAGCCGCTGTAACAGTAGCAGTAGCAGATACCGCTGCATTAGCCCTGTGGTCTACAAACGCTGATCCTGATACCGTTGCCGAAGCTGTAATAGACGCAGACGCTAATACAGGTCTATCACCTGTACTTGCAAACGTACCAGCCGAAAACGGTATGAATCCAAACATTACAATGCGCTAATCTGTGATGTTGTTAAAGCAGAAATATCGTCACTCGTTAATGCTGATACGTCTGTACTCGTTAGAGCTACGATTTCCTCTGTATTCACATCCTGCGGCAAAGCATACTCAACCCATTGCTCATTGGACTGCGACCATGACCATTTATAGCCCTCACGCTCCATAGGTTTAGGATCACGGATAACCCATCCCGGTGGATACCACCAGACAACCTCTTTGCCTTCAGGTGCATCAGGCGCATCAGGTACTTCAATCCAGCCCTCTGTGCCGTCTGTCTCTGGCTTTGGAATACTTCCGTTTTTAGAGTAAAGCATCGTCAGTCCTTATTGCAAAGGGAAGGCTACTGTCGGTGGCGTGAAGTTGCTGGTGTATCTCGCATATTTACTTA